AACGGCAAAACGATAAAAATATGAAAAAATGTCGAATTTAATGTTGACATTTTTAGCGATAAGTTTTAGAATGAAAATCGACAAGAGGTTATAAAGCCTCTGCCGATTTTCTTTTTTTATAGGAAACAGCAGAAAAGAAGAGCGTGCAGAGCGTAAAAACTCTGACACGCTTATTTTTTTACCATAAAAGCAAATGAGGACGGAAAGGAGCATAGAACATGGCGAAACGAAAGTACAAGCGTCTGCATTACGAGGACAGGCAGACCATAGAGGCTATGAGTAAGCAGGGCAGCAGTGTAAGTGATATTGCAGAGGCACTGGGAACGCATAGGGACACAATTTATAGGGAGTTCAAACGCTGCAACGCCACACTGAAAACCTACACGGCGGCAGCAGGGCAGCAGGCGTTATAAACAAGAATAACAAAAGAGAGGTAAGACACATGAAAAAAGTAGATTTTAACAAATTGCAGGCAGGCGACTTAGTAGAAGTGCCACGCACACAGTTTGCACCTATGCGTAGCGGCTGGAATGGCTGGTTATTCAGTGAGGCAGTAGTAATAAGAAAGGGCGTAGGAAGAAAAAGCAAAAAGAATGTAGTCGTAGTGGAAATGAGAACACCAGCAGGAAAGAACAGCTACGGGACTATAGAGGCTACATTTTACGCAGAGAATGTTTTTACTACGCCAGCAGCAAAGAACGCAAGAAACATTTTGAAGAAATACGGAATAGAGGACGCAGAGAGCTTTTACAAATTCATTGAGCGGGACGACGTAACGGGCTGCGATTGGATAAGGTTTTTAATAGAAAAAGGCTTTTTATTTAATGAGTAGGCGGCAGCAGCCGCCACGAGTGCCGTTAGTTCAGCGGTTAGAGCAGCCGCCTCATAAGCGGCAAGTCGTGGGTTCAAATCCCACACGGCACATTGTGTAGCAGGCATGGCGAGCCTGCGGCAGAGGGCAGCAGGCTAATAGCTGCAATCTGTATACCGTGGAAAAATAGCGGCGGTCATACCAGCCAGAAAGTATGTGGACAGTCAACAGGTTTTCAGTTGCTTTTTAATGCGAAAAGCAGCCCGCACGGTAAAACCAAACGCCAGAACAGGAGAGCGGCACACATGGAAAGACAGAGAGCGCCGCCGAAAGGAAGAGAGGCAGAGAATGGCAGCAGAGGCATTGATAGTAGAGGACGCATACCAGAGAGGCTATGCAGATGCCATAGCAGATATGCGAAAGAAAAAAGAGCAGAGGCGGCAGCGGGAGCAGGCAAAGAAAGCCCGCCGCTGGTATTTCATTAAGCAGAAAGCCTACGGGCTTGCAATGCTGGCAGTTACCGTGCTGGCGGCATGGGCGACAGAGGGCGACATAACAATAGCGGTTATTACCGTACCGCTGGGGCTTATGTGCCTTTTCAGTAAAAAAATGCTGATAGTAGACGACTACTATTTTGCTACAGAAGAGAGGGCAATACATGGACGAAAAAACAATACAGCGTATTAAAAAGCTACAAGCACTGGCAGAGCGGGGCGTAGGCGGCGAGAAAACGACAGCGCAAAAGAAACTTGCAAAGCTGCTTAAGGATAACGGTATAAATTCCTTAGACGAACTGCAAAAGGAAGAGTATGAATATACGATATTTTCCTACAACGGAAAGCACGAAATAAAACTGCTGCGGCAGTGTATGTATAAGGTCATGGGTGCTAAATCTGACAGAACAGTATACAAGCCATACGGACGGCGGCAGAAAATCGGCATATATTGCACGAAAGCGCAGAAAATCGAAATAGAGTTAGAGTTTGAATTTTACAGAAACGTATTTTATGAGGAATTAAGTACATTTATGGACGCTTTCATACAGGCACAGAAGATTTTCCCAGAAGATGCACCAGTAGGAGACTACGACGAATTTAACGAAAGAGATATGAAAATAGCGTTTATGGCTACGGGGATAGAACGGCGTAGCAGGGTTGCAATGATAGAGGAAAGCGAGGCGGGAAATGAGAAAACGAAAACGACAGACAGTTAAGAAACTGATACAGTACGTAGCCATTATAGCAGCAGGCGTGCTGGCAATTATTTTGTTTATGCTGGCTATCTGGTACAGAGGAAAGAACAGCGAGCCAGTAACAGACGAACAGGTAGCAGCACAGATGCAGCAGGCAGAGCCGCTGGTTATTGAAACACCAGAGGCAGCCACAGAGGGCAGCATAAGAGTATATGACTATGACGGCTGCTGTATTTACGCCTACTACGGCAAAATTCGGATAAATAACGACGGTAAAGACGGCAAGGACATTGACGTAGAGGCAATAGGCTACTTAGAGGGCTACCAAGAACATAAAGAAGAAAGCGGGGCGGGGGAATGAGCCACAAATATTACAGCCCTTTACGCCCGTTATCACTGGGGACATTTCCAAAGCCGCAGGGAAACGAGATTTTACATATAGAAAATTTTAAGGAACGGCAGAACGTACCAGAGATAGCACGGCAGGCGTGGGGATACATTGAGTACAAAGAGGCGCTTACAGAAATAGAGGCGGCAGCTTATGAGCTGATACCGTCAAACTGCATTTCTGAAATGGAAAACTTAGAGGCAAGGAGATAAAGGCAATGAGCGAGGTATATATACGCAGCCAGAATAAAGAAAAGCTGTATAGACTGGGCGGTAATTACGCCTGCGTAGAGTATGGAGAGTACGAGGACATAAAGAAAAAGAGAGGCGGCGCAGAGGCAGACAAAAAGCGCCACGTAATTTGCATAAGTGACGGGTGTTTAGAGGAAATCGGAGAGTATGCCACAAAAGAGCGCTGCTTAGAGGTTCTGGACGAGATACAGAAAGCGTGCGTAAGCTATCTGTTTACGGCTGGCGGTGCAGCTATAGTAAGGGGCGGCATGGACGTACAGCCGTTTGCAGCAGTAATACCGAGGCTGTACGAAATGCCGGAGAAATAGGAGAGGCAGACAGTGACAGTAGAGGAATTTATAGGCACGCTGGAGAGTTCAGACCGCCTGCGCATTATCGAGGGAAAAGCAGAGGTTTACGTAGGGTATCTGGCAGCGTTCAAACCGTTTGCAGACCATGAGATAAGCGAGGAATACCGAAAATACAGAGAGCATGAGGTAAAGAAGTTTAGGGCAGTGCCGGAGATAACGCACAAACGCTGGGAAGAGCTGGGGCTTATGAAACCATTAGAGCCAGAACAGACAGCACAGTATAAGTTTAGTGATTTGCAGATGTCGCTTTACTACACCATTTACATATAAGAAAGGAAAGGGCAGGAAGTATGGCAAAGAAAAAGCCAGATTTTTTACGGGATTTAGATACTGCAATCATGGACGAGCTTACAGGTGGCGGTATCAAGGGAAATGTAGCGGGACTGGTAGGAACGCTTACACAGATTAAGGAAATTAAGCAGCTATGCGGGCTGCCGTTTTGTGGTTATATGGCAAAGCTGGAAACGGTAAGACCAAGCGGCGTGCCGGACGAGGTAACGGTAGTATTTGCAGAGGACGTACCATACAGGGCTTGCAACGGCATAGAATTTGACGTTATGCAGGAATTTGTAGAGGGCAGCAGGCTTTTACTGACAGGAAAGGTGCAGACGCTTAAGGACTTCCAGAGCGGTAGACTGCTGGTATATATTCTGGCAGATTTTGTGGCGGTATCGGAAAAGGCAGTAGAGCAGGACGAGGCAGCAGTAAGAGGCGTTATAGCGAATAAGCCAACATACAGAGAAACACCGAGAGGCAAGCGCATTACTGATATTACGGTAAAGGTAAGAAATGAGCTTACAGGCGGCAGCTGCTTTTTACCGTGCATCTGCTGGCAGGAACAGGCAGACGAGGCGGCGCAGTGGCAGCAGGGCGACACTGTAGAGCTGCTGGGACGGTATCAGAGCCGCCAGTATGAAAAGGTGCTTGACGCAGTTACAGGAGAAAGAGAACAGCGCACAGCTTATGAGGTATCGGTACGGCTGATTAGAAGAAAGGAAGAGGCAGAAAATGAGCGTTGAACATATCGGCAATGGTTATGTAAAAATCTGCGTGAGCGAGGAAGAGTTAGAGAACAGCATAGCTGGGCTTAGCCAGTTAAAACCTATTTTGCAAGCGCAAGCAATGAAAGGGAACGGAAGAAACACAAAGCAGGGGCTTATTGACGCAGCAGAGCTGGGGAAACATTTTGATACAGCGATAGATGCAATGACTATGCTTTTGGCTGGGTTTAAGGAAGAAAGCGAGGCACAGAATGAAGAGTAAAACAATTTTAGGAGCAGACGGCGCAACAAAAATGCGGCAGATTACAGTAGGGATACACGGAAAGGGCGGCGAGGCAGGCATAAAGGCAATACAGCAGCTTGCAGGCATGGTGGACAGCTTAAAGCAGTGCCAGACACCACAGGAAGTATACGACAGATATTTACAGATTACGGGGTACTGTAAATGCTGCGTTGATTGTAATTTTATAGACCAAAAGGGAGCAGACGAGCTGATGTGCTTAGCAGCATATCTGGCAGGAAATGAACAGGCACGGGCAGAGGCACAACAGAAAGCGGGTAAAAAGGCATGAGAAAGGTTTATATATGCAGCCCATACAGGGCGAAAGACGGCGCAGAGCTGGACAGAAACATAGATTATGCGCAGCAGCTGACACGGCAGGCATTAGAGGCAGGCTTAGCACCCATTACGCCGCATTTATATATGACGCAGTGCATGGACGATAAAAAGCCGGAAGAGCGGGCAAGGGGCATGGCTGCTGGGCTTGCGCTGCTGAAAGGCTGCGATTTTGTTATTGCGGGCGTGAAATACGGCATAACAGAGGGAATGGACAGAGAAATACATACAGCAAATACGCTGGGAATTGCGGTTATAGATGCGAGCCAGATTAAAGCATATATGCGATATGAGGAAAAGCGGCAGGAGCGGGCAGCGAGCGACTACGCAAAGCTGCATGAGTGCAAGCATTGTTACGAGCGTAGATTATGTAGCCTTATGGGGTATGAGAACTGCTGTACCGCCAACACTTGCGCAGCTGCATATAGACGGGCTTATGAGTATGCCTTAAGCCGCATAAGAGAGCGGCAGGAAACATGAAAAAATAAAAGCGCCTACGGTGGGGAAACACCATAGGCGCTAAGCTATACAGCTTTGAAATACTATAAAAATTATAAGCTATGTATGGCGCAAAGTCAAGAAATTTAACGGGCAGGCAGCCCGTTTTAACACTTGATAAAAGTATTAACGAACCGACAGAGAGGTAGATATATGCCATACGTAGAGAGGGTAACAAAAGCGGGAAATACGATAGAGATAGAGAGGTACTTTACCAGCAGGTACAAAAAGAAAGGTATCAGCAGAGGGGATAAAGTAAAGCCAACAAAAGAAGAGCAGGAGAAAGTAAACACCAGACAGGCAGAGAGAAAGTTAAGGATACTCATAAATGCAAACTATGGCTATGGGGACTACCATTTAGTGCTTGACTATATCCGCAGGAAAGGAGAGCCGGACAGAACGCCGGAGCAGATGCGGCAGGACATAGACGTATTTTTGAGGGAGTGCAGAAAGGAGTACAGAAAAGCAGGGTTAGAGTTCAAATACATACACGTTATGGAGATAGGCAAGAAAGGTGCGAGGCATCACCACCTTGTAGTAAATAAAATTGACACAGAGATTTTACAGCGCTGCTGGTATAAGGCATACGAGGGGCATAACAGAGTAAAGGTATTCCCTCTGGACGACAGCGGTAACTATGCAGAACTGGCAAGCTATTTAATCAAGTACACAGGAACTCACAAAAAGGGTACTGACGGAGCATTACAGGGCAAGCGCTGGAATTGCAGCAAGAATTTAGTAAGACCAGAACCAGAGTACCACATAATTTCAGACCGTGAGTATTTCAAGAAAGAGCCAAAAGCAATAAAGGGCTATTACGTGGACAAGAACAGCGTAAGCATGGGCGTACACAGTCCAGAGTATTACGGCTATGGGTATTTAAGATACACCTTAGTAAAAATAACAGATAAGGGGGGCTGAAATGCAGATAATCAAGGGCATTGCCATTGCAGCAGTGTTGATAATAGCCGGACTGCTGGCGCTGATTGTGGCAGCATATCTGGTATTTAGAATTGCGGCGGCTATTTTTGAGCAGCAGGAGAGCTGGAAAGACAGCGGCAGCAGAAAGGGCAGAAAACATGATAGAAAAAATTAAATACTGGTTATTCCAGAAAGGCAAGGACCGTAAGCGCTGCTGCCTGCGGTGCAGACATTACGATATATGCCGCTGGGACGTACTGGGAAATGTGGGACTACAAAGCGAGAAAACAATAACGCTTTTGGCGATAGAGAACAGCAAGCCGCATAAGGACGGGCTGCTTTACAGAATTTGCCAGTATGTAGAATTTAAGCAGAAAGCGAGGCGAGAAAATGAGAAACTTTAGACTGGACGACGAAAGCGGGCATCAAGAGGCGTTATTTAACTGGGCTGCATACAGAACAGGACTTATGCCGGAACTGCAATATATGTATCATGTGCCAAACGGCGGCAAACGTGATGCAGCAACAGCGGTGGCGCTTAAGAGGCAGGGCGTAAAGGCTGGTGTGCCGGATATCATGCTACCAGCTGCAAGGGCTGGGTATCACGGGCTTTACATAGAGCTTAAGGCGGGCAAGAACACGACGACCAAGAAACAGAAAGAGTGGTTAGAGTATCTACGGCAGCAGGGCTATTATACCGCCGTCTGCTACGGCTGGCAGCCAGCAGCGCAGCTGATAGAGCAGTATTTATTACATTCAGACGAGCTTACAAAAGAACAGGAAACAGTAACCATGCGTTAGAGGCGAACGCAGGAAAGAGAGGCAAAGAATGAAAACAATAAGCATTTTGAATTTAAAGGGTGGCGTAGCCAAGACCTTTACAGCGGCAAACATGGCGTATGAGCTTTACAGGCGAGGCTATAAGGTGCTGCTGATTGACAACGATAAGCAGGGAAACTTAAGCAAGGCGTACAGCAGATATGATGCAGAGAACGTGGCACCAGTCACAAAGCTACTGGCTGGGGACTGGGAAAACGCAGACGAGCTGATACAGCATACAGAGTATGAGGGTATCGACATTGTAACGGCGAATATGTCACTATTTGGGGCTACATGGAATTTGACCAAAGAGGACAGCGAAAACCAGATAGAGAGATACAAAGCGCTGGTAACAGCGAAAGTGCTGGGGTTCGGGTATGCAAAATTTGACTACATAGAAACAGAGCGGGCGTATGATTACTGCATCATTGATAACCCGCCGGATATTGGGCTTAATGTTGTAAATGCGCTGGCAATCACGGACGAGGTAATAGTACCCGTAAAGGTGGACGAGGACGCTTTAGAGGGGCTGGACATTGTGACAGAGCAGATAGAGGACGCAAAGGCATTTAACCCAGCATTAAAGCTGGCAGGCGTACTGATTACGTCATACCAGAACACAGACGGCGAGGCAGCAGGCGTAGAGTGGCTGGAACAAAAGACAGATTTTAATATTTTGGGTATTATTCGGTATTCCAAGAAAGTAGCAGAAAATACTTTCATGCGTAAGCCGATTTATGAGTATAGCCCATGCTGCGGAGCGGCGCAGGGGTACAAGAAATTTGTAACAGCGTATACAGGGAAAGCGAGGTAGCAAGCGTGGCACATAAAGAGAGATTATGCGTTTACTGGCATTGCCGGAGGACTGGCGGTACGGAGTGCTGGAACTGGGGCAGTAAATTTGCAGGGAAGAAATGCCCGCAAAGCGACGCTTGCGAGCATTGGAGAACGTGCGAAATGTGTAACGGAGTAATGGGACAGTGCAAGAAAAAACAAAGGATTGTGAAAGCGAGGTAGAGAATATGGCAAAGTTTGGCATTAACGACATTCTGAACGCAAAGACGAAAGCAGCAGGGCAGCAGGCACAGACAGAGGGATACAAAGAGATTTATTTAAGCCCTTACGAGGTAAAGGCAGCGCAGGAGAATACGCACCAGAAATTAGAGAACATAGAAGAGCTGGCAGACAGCTTTTTACACGTAGGACAGGAACAGCCTACAGTATTGGCGAGAGTAAACGGGGAATACCGTATAATCGACGGACACAGACGTAATGCGGCAAATATTTTGAACTTAGAGCGGGGGCATAAGGAGTATGAGAAAGTGCTTTACCGCTTTATGGATATGAGCGAGGCAATGTATGAGCTGCGCTTATTGGCTGGCAACGGATTTACGCAGGAGCTTACAGCCTATGAAAAAACCAGATTAGTAGAGCGTACAAAAGCGGCGCTTATCAGAGCCAAGGAAGAGGACGGCTTAGAGATACAAGGAAAAATGCGTGATTTAGTGGCGGCTATGATAAACGAAAGCAGCACAAACGTAGCCAGGATGGACGCAATCAACAACAACGCAACGCCGGAGATTAAAGAGCAGCTGAAAGAGGGCAATTTAGGTATCACTGCTGCATACGAGGCAGCAAAGCTGGACGAGGACGAGCAGAAAGAAATAGCGGAAAAAGCAGCAGCGGGCAAAAATGTGAGGGCAAAGGAAATAGCGGAAAAGGTAGCAGAGAAAAAGGCAGGGGACGATTACGAAACACCGCACCCAGAAAGCATAACGTCTTTGTGCTATTCCTGCCAGAAATACAAGGACTGCAACGTAAAAACGGGAACGTGCCAGAAATGCGACCAGTACATAAACAAGGCAGAGGCTGAAAAGACGGACGAACAGCGGTACAACGAAGAGCAGGACGCTATAGACCGCCAGACAAAGAAGAAATTGCAGGAGCGGGCAGACGCAGAAAAAATGGAGCATCTGCCAAGCGAGGGAAACACAGAGCATAAGCAGCATGAGATAAAAATAGTGGCATCTTATTACGAGGACGTAGTAAGCGGGAAAAAAGGCTTTGAGCTACGGAAGAATGACAGAGGCTATAAACAGGGCGACAGCCTTAAAATGCTGGAATTTAAGGACGGTAAGCATACAGGGCGCACGATTGATGCAGATATTATTTATATGCTGGAAGATTATACAGGGCTTACAGAGGGCTACTGTATTCTGGGTATCAGAGTAACAGACTATACAGGTAAGGTGTCCGAAACGGACACGGAAAGCGGGGCAGAACATGAATAGACGGCAGCGGAAAAAGAAGAAAGCACAGGTATTTACAATTATTCTGGGCTGTACGGCGTTTTGCAAGGCAGAGCAATACGAGAAGATGCGGAAAAGCGTAGAATATCAGTTACGAACAGGCAGCGTGGTTATGCTGCCTGCATACTTGCACGTAGAGGCAATCATAAAACAGCGAGGCGGCAGAAATATTGAGATTAAGCAGGAAAACGGGGTAGTAAATGTTTGAGTATATGGACGGCATAGTAGATGCAGTGGAAGAAATTGGACAGGCAGCGGTAGACGTAGCAGTATTTGTGACGATATGCACAGCAAAAGCGGTGTTGATAATAACAGCGCCAGTATGGATATTGCCGTATGCGATATGGAGAAAGGGGCGTAAGCAGTGAAATACAGACAGTGGAAAAAGAACTATAAGAAAAAGCATGGAGTAAACCCGCCGTTAGAGCTGGACAAGCGAAAAAAGCGCAGGCTTGCAAGAAAAATGGCAAGACAGATAAATAAAACCTTACCAACAGCAGTAGAAACACTGACGGCAGCTATTAACAACTGGGTACAGAGTATAAAGCCAGCACTGGCGACATTATGCGAGAACATAGCGGCAGCGTTCAGCAATGCTGCGGCAGGATTGAGAGAAGAAAGCGAGGCAGTAGAAAATGACTAATATTTTACTGGGAATTATCGCACTGGAATTGCTGGCTATATTTTCAAAACTGGACAAACTGGAAGAGAGGGGCAGAGAGAATGAATAACGTATCACTTACAGGGCGGCTTACAAGAGAGCCAGAGCTTAGATATGGCGGGCAGGACAATAGCACAGCTATTACTCGCTTTACGCTTGCGGTAGACGACGGGAAAGACACAGATTTTATAAATATTAAGTGTTTCGGACGTACTGCGGAATGGGCGCAGAAATGGTTAAGCAAAGGCAGCAGGGCAGAGGTTACTGGTAAGATTAAAACAGGCAGCTACGAGAGCCAGCGCACGGGCAGCAAGGTATATTACACAGAGGTTGTGGCAAATAGCGTAGGATTTGGAGAGAGCAAAGCAGAGGCAGAGGCGAGAGGGCAGCAGCTGCCGGAGAGTGACGGGTTTATGAATATCCCAGAGGGAGCAGACGAAGAGCTGCCGTTTAATTAACAGAAAGCGAGGTACAGAACATGGAGCAGGAAGAAACAAAGACAACAGCGGCGGCAGGGGTAGAAATGCCGCCAGAGGCTGAAAGCTGGGTACAACTGCATGAAAGCGAATTAACAGAGCTGATGCAGAAACAGGCAAAGGCTGCAATAACGGAACTGAAACGACAAGAAAAGCAGGAGAGGAAGAAAGAGAAATACCACAACACTTTTACGCTTATGAAATGTTACCGTGATATGGCTTTTCATATCGAGAACGCAATAAGCGACGGGCAGCAGTTAGAACTTAAAGGCATGACGGACGAGCAGCAGCGTACATACTTAGAGAGTATCAGACGCACACGCTTTAAGACATTGATAATGACAGCACATATAGACAAAGCGGTAGAAGAGATAGAGCGCCGCAGAGAGGCAGCAGGCAGAGGTGTAGAGTACAAGGCTTTTGAAATGTATTTCATGCAGGGCATGGACTATGCGGAAATCGCAGAGGAACTGGATACAGGAAAGAACACACCGAGGCGCTGGGTTACGGGCATCATAAACGAGCTGTCAGTATTATTGTGGGGGATTGACGAAGAGAGGGTAAAGTAAGTGTTTGAAAAAATAAAAGCATGGATAAAAAGAAAGCGGGAAACAGCGAGAGAACAGCAGGCGGCAGACAGGTTGATAAAGCATATAGAGCAGGCGTTAGGATTTGAGCTTTACGAGTGGCAGAGGTTATATATAATAACTGGGATATGGCAGCCGCCAGAGGGACGGCTACACGGAAGAACGACAGCATATATATTGCGGCTATTATTAGACCAGAGTAAGCCACTGCTGCTATATGAGTTTTCACAGGTGGCAGCGTATGCGGATAACCCATTTATGGGGCGGCAATATCAGCCAGTACCCATGCAGTATGCAGGCTGGTTTAGGCACGAGATAAGGAGTATATACGAGCAGCTAAGAGCAGCAGGCGTGCCAGTAAGAGAAATGATAACAGAGCAGCAGCGGGTAATATCGTGGTAAAAACGTGGTGTTTACATGGGAAAACAAAAGAGATACAATGGTAGCATGAAATGAGTAGGCGATAGCTTAAGCCATGTGCGGCAGCAGTTGCCTACTCTTTTTCTATTCATTCTTTAGCCTCCACCCAGCGCATGAAACTTAGGGCGCTGGGGAATGAAGAAAGAGAGGGGACAGTATGAAAGCATGGGCTAAGAGTTTTTATTTATCAGCGGCATGGGAAAAAACCAGAGCCGCTTATTTAATGTCACAAGATTATATTTGTGAACGCTGCGGGCAGCCAGCAAAGATAGTGCATCATAAGCGCTGGCTTAACAGAGAGAACATAAACGACATAAGCGTTACGTTGTGCTGGGATAACTTAGAGGCGTTGTGCCAAGACTGCCACAACAAGGAACACCACAAACAGGAGAGGCATAAGCGGTATCAGTTCGACGAGAACGGCGGCATACTCCCCCCATATCAGAAAAATAATTAAAGGGGGCGAATACCGAGGGGGATACCCTAAAATTACCCTACGGGCGTGCGCACGGGTGGTGTAGGGGGTGTGGTGCGGCGCAGGAATGGAAAGCGGGGTAAAGGAATGGCAACAAAGAAAGAGAAAACCAAAGAACAGAGGATAAAGACCGAAAAGACCAGACTTAAGGGAATTTTCAAGGACTTAGACGAAAACAAAAGAAAATTAGTAACGCCGCTGATAGAAAAGGCTGCATTTATGAGCATTGAGCTGGACGACTTGCAGGCGAAACTTGAAAAAGACGGCTGGACGAGTGAGTACCAGAACGGGCAGAACCAGTGGGGAACAAAGAAAAGCCCAGAGGCAGAAACCTACATAGCGCTTAGTAAGAACTATGCAGCAGTGATTAAGCAGCTTACGGAATTAGTACCAGCTGCGAAACGAAAGACAAGCAGGCTGGCGGCTTTGCGGGAAGAGTAAGCAATATTGCTGCCTTATCGAAATTATATCTATGAGTACCACGCAAAGATTACAAGCGGCGAAATCATAGCGGGAAAATGGATAAAGAAAATATACGAAATCATTATAAACGGGCTGCAAAAGCAGGAGTATTTTTTTAATGCAAAGGCTGCGAATAAGGCTATACGGTTCATAGAGAACTTTTGCCACCACAGCAAGGGGCGTAATGATTTAATCAAGTTGGAGCTATGGCAGAAAGCCATAGTTTCTGTTATTTTTGGCATACAGGACGCAGAAAAAATACGTATTTTCCGTGAAATTTTTATTGTAATTGGCAGAAAAAATGGAAAAAGTTTATTTGCATCTGCGATTATTGCATACATGGCGTACTTAGAGCCGGAGTACGGACAAGAAATATACTGCTTAGCGCCAAAATTAGACCAAGCAGCGCTGGTGTATGACGGATTTTATCAAATGGTACAGGCAGAGGACGAGTTAGCGGAGCTGGCAAAGAAACGGCGCAGCGATATTTATATTGCGGAGAGTAACACGGTAATAAAACCGATTGCTTTTAATGCCAAGAAGTCAGACGGATTTAACCCGCAGCTTGTGGTATGTGACGAAATGGCAGCATGGAGCGGGGACGCTGGACTAAAGCAGTATGAGGTTATGAAATCCGCTTTAGGCGCACGTACTCAACCTATGATATTGAGCATAAGCACTGCCGGATATATCAACGACAGTATTTATGATGAACTAATGAAACGTAGCACAAGTTTCTTGAAAGGAAACAGCAAAGAGCGCAGGCTATTACCATTCCTTTACATGATTGATGATGTGGAGAAGTGGAACGACATAGACGAACTGAAAAAGGCTAACCCTAACATGGGCGTATCCGTAAAAGAAAGTTTCTTTATGGACGAGATAGCCGTAGCAGAGGGCAGCTTAAGTAAAAAAGCAGAGTTCCTTACAAAGTATTGCAATATCAAGCAGAACAGCTCTATTGCATGGCTGGAATATCAGACAGTAGAGAACGCCGGAGTAGAAAAGACCTTAGAGGACTTTAGGGACTGCTACGCAGTGGGCGGTATTGACTTAAGCCAGACAACGGACTTAACGGCAGCCAGTGTGGTTATTCAGAAAGACGGCACACTGTATGCGTTTACGCAGTTCTTTATGCCACGGGGCAGGCTGGAATACTTACAGGCTACGGACGGCGTGCCGTATGACATATTTGTTAAAAAGGGGCTGATAACCTTAAGCGGCGAGAATTACGTAGACTACCACGACGTTTACGGCTGGTTTACTATGTTGCTGGAAGATTACGGAATACGACCTTTAAAAATCGGCTACGACAGATACAGCGCCCAGTACCTTATTACCGATATGGCAAATTATGGTTTTCACATGGACGACGTTTACCAAGGCGAAAACCTTACACCAGTTATAAGGGAGTTTGAGGGCATCATAAAAGACGGCGATTTTAAGATAGCCGACAACAATTTACTAAAGACACATTTCTTAAATGTTGCGCTTAAGCACAACATGGAAACAAGAAAATTCAGACCTATAAAAATCGAGCAGCGGGCGCATATCGACGGCTTTGTATCTGTCATAGATGCAATGACCGTGCGGCAGAAATACTGGGAAGAGTGCGGCGAGCTGCTTAAAAATGCCGCATAGAAAGGAGAGTAAACGGCATGAAATTTTTAGATTATCTTTTTCATGGTAAAGAGCTGCGATATATCGACAGCTATTTTAAAATGCTGAACGGATACAGCCCGACGTTTACCAGTTATAACGGCGGCGTATATGAAATGGATTTAACCAGAACGGCAGTAAACAGCTTTGCGACACATTGCAGTAAACTTAAGCCGGAGATTGAGGGCAGCGCCCTTAAGTCACTGGAAAAGACACTACAGCATAAGCCCAACTATTTTATGGACACAACAAAATTTATTAAGCGCCTGGCAACGTATGTAGCGGTGGAACACACCGCTTTTATTATACCTATCGAGGACGAGTACGGGCGGCTTTGTGGCTGGTATCCATTGAGGGCGCAACGCTGCGAAGTCGTAGAGGCAGCAGGGCAGGTGTATTTACGGTATCTGTTTGCAAATGGCGAGCATGGAGCTATAGAGTTTGAACGTGTAGGCATTATGACAGATTTTGAATACACAGACGACCTTTTCGGAGAGGACAACAGAACACTTAAGCCAACAATGCAGCTGATACATACGCAAAACGAGGGAATTATAAACGCTGTCAAAAATTCTGCAAATATCCGCTTTCTGGCAAAGGTGGCAAATATACTGAAACCAGAGGACATAAAGAAAGAGCGACAGCGTTTTACCGAGGATAACTTAACCGCCGACAACGATAGCGGCATGATAATTTATGATAACAAGTTTAGTGAGCTGAAACAGGTAGAGAGCAAACCATACACGCCAAACGCATTGCAGATGCAGAATATACAGGAAAATGTATGCACGCATTTTGGTACAAACATGGATATTTTACAAAATAAATTTGACGAAAATACGTGGAATGCTTACTACGAGGGGAAAATAGAACCGTTTGCAATACAGCTATCGCTTGTTATGACAAATATGAGTTTTACCGAGAGAGAAAGAGCTTGCGGCAATGCTATTTTCTTTTCAGCAAACCGCCTGCAATATGCCAGCAACGCAACAAAGCTAAGCGTAAGCACGCAGCTTTTTGACCGTGCATTACTAAACAGAAACGGCGTTATGGATATATGGAACATGGCACACGTTGAGGACGGGGAAAAGTATTATATCCGCAAAGAGTATACCGAGGTAAGCGAACTGCAAAACAGTAATGGAAAGCCACAGATAATTATACAGCAAGCGCCCATAGCAACAGGGCAGCAGGCAGAGCCGCAGCAGACACCGCCAGCGGCAGCAGGCGAACCAGCAGGCGGGCTGGGAGAGAAAGAGGGTGTAAATAATGCCGATTAAGAAAGAACGGGAATATAGGGCGCTGGCAGCGCCATTGACAGCGCAGAGTGCAACGAAATTGATACAGACGGAGTATTACGTAGAGGGTTACGCCACTACGTTTGATGCGCCGTATTTGCTGTATGAATTTGAGGACGGCACAAAGATTTACGAAAGAATAGACGCACACGCTTTAGACGGTGCAGACATGAGCGACGTTATCATGCAGTACGACCATGAGGGCAGGGTATTTGCCAGACAGTCAAACAAGACGCTGATTTTACAGCCGGACTATAAAGGGCTTAAGGTGGCGGCTGATTTAGGCAAGACAGATTTAGCCCGTGGGCTATACCAAGACATAGAGGCAGGCATGATAAATAAAATGTCGTGGGCTTTTAGCGTAGCAGAGGAAAGCTACGACAGAGAAACACACACAAGGACGATTTTGAAAATCAAGAAAGTTTATGATGTATCAGCCGTGAGCATTCCAGCAAACGGCGATACTGAAATAAGCGCCCGTGCTTTTGCGAGTAGGAGTTACGAGCAGGAGAGGCAGGAGCTGCTTAAGAGGCGGGCAGCAATACTAAAGATTAGAGCGAGCTTATAAAATCCAAGACAAGAAAGGAAACATAACAATGAGATTAAAAGAAATCGAGGAAAGATTAGCACAGATTAAGGCAGAGCTTACCACAAGAGCAGCAGAGCTGAAAGAAGAGGAAATCACAGCACTTGAAAAAGAAGTAACTGCATTGCAGGAAGAAAGAGCGGCGATTACAGCGGCAGCAGAAAAGCGCAGCGCCTTACTTGCGAGAATTGCAGCAGGCGAGAATGTAGACGACGGAAACGGCGGCGAGGGACAGCAGAGAGTGCTTAGAAATTTCAAGGGCGCAGCAGGAGAGGGCGATAACGACGACAAGTACGGCAGTATGGAATACCGAAAAGCATTTATGAAATACGTGTGCAGAGGCGAGGCGCTGCCGAAAGAGTACAGAGCAGATGCAGTAAGCAAAAGCACGGACGTAGGCGCAGTTATTCCTACCACAGTGCTTAACCAGATTGTAGAGAAACTGGAAAGCACAGGAATGATTTTAGCCCTTGTAACCAGAACTGCATACAAGGGCGGCGTTTCTATCCCCGTATCTACTGTAAAGCCTACTGCAACATGGGTAAATGAGGGAGCAGGCAGCGACAAGCAGAAAAAGAATGTTGCAAAAGACGGAATGATTACTTTTGCATACCATAAGCTGCGCTGTGCAGTAGCCGTATCTCTGGAAGTAGATACAATGGCAATCAGCGCTTTTGAAACACTGCTTATTAACAATATTGTTGAGGCAATGACAAAAGCGTTAGAGCAGGCAATCATTGACGGAAACGGAACAGGAAAACCGAAAGGAATTTTAGCAGAGACACCAGCCGACGGGCAGACAATCGAGAGCGCCGCACCGTCTTACAGTGATTTGATTAAGGCAGAGGGTGCTTTACCTATGGCTTATGAAAATGGCGCTGTGTGGTGCATGAGTAAAAAGACCTTTATGGAGTATGTAGGCATGACAGATAAGAACGGGCAGCCTATCGCAAAAGTGAACTATGGAACATCTGGAAAGCCGGAGAGAACGCTTTTAGGCAGAACAGTTGTACTTTGCGATTACGTAGCAAGCTACAGCGCAGCACTTGCGAAAGATACAATTTTTGCATTCCTTTTCAATTTCAAGGACTACGTGCTTAATACAAACTACTCTATGGGCGTAAAGAAGTATGAGGACAACGACACAGACGACCAGATTACAAAGGGCATTATGCTTGTAGACGGCAAGGTAGTAGACAAAAACAGCCTTGTAGTTGTAAAGAAAATCGAGGCAGTGTAATTAACAAGGCAGCTGGTGTATAAACACTGGCTGCCAGAAAGCGAGGTAGACCATGAAAGGGTATTTAGACGCTAAAGAACTGGAAAGCTACAAGAAAGAAGACTTGCAGGAACTGGCAAAGCAGCTGGGTGTAGATGCAGAGGGAACAAAGAAAGAAATTGCTACACGCTGCGCAGCGGTTGAGGTAGACATACCGGACGAAAGCGAGCTTACAGAAGAGGATAAAAGAGCAGCGGAAGAGGCGGCAGCAGAGGCAGCAGCGAAAGCCGAAGAGGAAGAGGCAGCCACAGAGCTTGTAAAAGTAAAAGCACAGCGCCGTTTCCTTGACAAGGAATTAAACCAGATTAAGGATACTGGGGACGAATACGCAGTAAGCAGAGAACGTGCAGCAGTTCTGGAAGAGGCAGGCGTAGCAGCAGTAATAGAAGAGTAAGAAAGAGGGTGCAGGCTATGGCAGCAGATACCACAACATTAACCGAGAAAATGCGGGCGGCGCTGCGTATCAGCAGCACCAGTGAGAAAATCACAGAGGAAATAAACGACTGTATAGCCGCCTGCAAAGCTGATATGAAAAACGACGGCGTAAAAGTGATAAAAGAGACAGACGGGTTGATTATCAGAGCAATTACACTGTATTGCAAGGCAGAGTTTGGTTTTAACAATGCTGCGGAACAATTTAGAAAGTCATACGACGCACTTAAAATGCGCTTATCTTTATCAGCAGAATACAACACAGCGCCGCAAGTGTCCGAAACGGACACCAACAGCACAGAAAGTGGGGTGTAAAGCGGTGGAGTGGCTGGACGAATTAACACTTATTGCAGAAACAACAGCAGAAAACAGGGTAAATAAAAACGGCTTTGCAGTAAAGCCGGAAGAAAGCACCCGTACTGTATTTTGTAATAAAAAATCAGTGGGGTATAGCGAGTATTTCAAGAGCCAGCAGACAGGAAAGCTGGTAGAGGCAAAGTACGAGGTACATAAGGCAGATTATGGCGGCGAGGACGTAGTAGAAGTAAACGGGCGGCGCTATTTTGTACTTAAGACCTACGATACAGGAACAGACACCATAGAGCTTACGCTTACAGATTTACGCCACAGAAACGAGGTGTAAGCATGGGAGAGTTTAACACAGTCGGGCTGGAAGATATTATAGACGCTTTCAGCCGGAGAGAGGCGGCTACAGTTGAGGCAGTCCCCAAAATGCTTAAGGCTGGCGCAGATGTGCTGATAGAGGCACAGAAAGCAGAGGCACAGGCAATGGGACTGAACGAAACGGGCGGTTTTATCAATTCCATAAAAGCTACGGACGTAAAGGGCGACGATACGGAGAAATACGTAGAGATATACCCGCAGGGACGGGCAGGGCATGGAAACGACAGGAAAGGCGATAAAAGCAAAGTGCGCTATGTAACAATCGGCTTTGTGGCAGAATACGGGACAAGCAGCCAGCAGGCACGCCCGTATATGACAACGGCAAACGCCAAGGCGCACGAAAAGGTAGTAGAGGCGCAGCACAGTATATGGGAGAGTGAAACGGGCAAATGAGCATACAGGAGATTTTAGAAAGCGCAGGGCTGCCAGCCCAGAGGGGCGTATACACTGGACGGGATAAGCCGGACGCATACTATACGTTTCTGCGGCTGCTGGGTACGTCTGCGGTAAATGCAGACGACGAAGAGAAAGAGCGCAAGGAAATGTATAGAGTTACGCTTTTCCATAAGGGCGATTTTGAGGCGCAGCTTGATAAGACAAAAGAGGTATTGATAGCAGCAGGCGTTTATATCAACAGCATAGATGCAGAAAGCTACGAAACAGAAACGGGGTACTGGTTAGTGCCTATCACAGTCGAGATTTTGAAAGAGGAGTGATTAAACAATGACACTGGGACTGAAAGATTTATATTATGCCGTATGCACAGAGGCAGACGGCGTAGAAAGCTACGGAGCGCCTAAGAAAATGGCAGAGGCAATGACAGCCGATTTATCCGTAAAGACCGCAGACGGCAGTTTATATGCAGACGATACGTTAAGCGAGAGCGTCACGGAGTTTGCAAGCGGCACGCTTAAGCTGGGAATTAAAGACCTTACGCCGGAAGTGCTGGCAGAGCTGCTGGGGCAGGAAGTGGACGAGAACAGCGTAGTATGGGCTGGAAAAGAGGACGAGCCGCCGTATGTTGCGGTAGGGTTCAGAGCAAAGAAAACGGGCGGCAAATACCGCTATGTATGGCTGCTTAAAGCAAAATTCAAAGTACCGTCTGAAAAGTATGAAACTAAGGGCGAGAGCATCAAGTTTAATACGCCGGACATTGAGGCAGATTTTACAGCCAGAAAGAAAGATAACCGCTGGAAAGCAGACTTTGTGGGAACAGAGGACAGTAAGGCGGCTAAGACATGGTTTACAGCCGTACCCGAACCGGCAGCGGCAATGCAGGAAGTATAAGAGAAAGGAGAGAGGCGCAGCGCAGGCTGCGCCTTAATTTATAGCATGAGCGCAATTAAAGACGGACGTATGCCCGTAGAACTGAACGGCAAGACCTATTATTTACTGTTTTCCCTTAATGCACTGGACGAGATGCAGGACAGATTTGGGGGATATGACAAGCTGGACAAGGCTTTTGACCAGAGTAACCCGACCATGATTAAAGATTTACGCTGGTTGCTTACCCTCATTATCAACGAGGGCATGGAAGAGGGAGAAACACCGCTTACAGAGCAGCAGGTAGGTAAGTTAATTCATATCGGCAATCTGCCGCAGATTAAAGACGCTATTTTCTCTGCTTTTGTATATTCCACAAACGGCGGGGAAGAGAAAGAGGCAGCAGACGGAGAGGCAGACACAACAGAAGAGGGAAACAGAGTAGCCGTGCAGGACGAATAGACACCGCACGGCTGCTTTATATAGCAATGGCTATGCTGCATTACACGGAAAGCGAGGCGTGGAAAAAGACACCTTACCAGATTATTAAGCTATTCGGCTATCACAAGGAGTATAACCCGCACATTTTCGGGCAGGAAAGCAGCAGCGCACCAGCACAGGCAGCAGAGGGCATGGACGACATAGACATAGCGTTAGGGGGCTTGTAAATCATGGCTGATAAAACAGACAATATTAAAACCAAACTTAGTTTTGACGGCGAGGCACAGTATAAAGCAGCCTGCAAAGAGATTAACAGCACCCTTAAGCTGCTTAACTCTGAAATGAAACTTGTAACGGCAGAGTATAAGAGCAATGCGAGCAGTGCAGAGGCGCTGAAAGCCAAGCAGGAAGTATTACGCAAAACTTACGACGAACAAAAGAAAAAGGTAGAGGAAACAGAAAAAGCCCTTGCAAAGTGCAAAGAGGCTACAGGAGAGAACAGCGAGGCAAGTAAAAAGCTGGAAACGCAGCTTAATTACCAGAAAACAGCCCTTGCGAATACAGAAACAGAGTTAGGAAAGACCACTACAGAGCTGGACAAGGCAGAAAAAGCCGCAGACGGAATGGGAAACGAGGTAGAGGACAGCGGCAAACAGGCGAAAGAGGCAACAAGCAAATTCAGTGGCTTTACAGAGGTTGTAAAAAAGGTTGCAACAGCAACGGCAGCAGCGGTGGCGGCAATCGGCACGGCAGCCGTAGCAGCAGGCAAGGCACTTTATGATATGGCGAGTGATACGGCATCTGCGGGCGACCAGATAGACAAGGAAAGCCAGAAAATGCAGATAAGCGCAAGCCTATACCAGCAGTTAAGCTATGCCTGCGAGAGAAGCGGCAGCAGCGTAAGCGACTTAACAAAAGGCGTTAAGAACATTACTACAGAGCTGGGGAAAACAGCAGAGGGAGCGAAAGGCGCAGGGGCAAGTTTTGAGGCTATCGGCGTATCGCTGAAAAATACAGACGGAAGTATAAAAAGCACGGAGCAGGTGCTTTTAGAGAGCATAGACGCACTGGCGGGCATGGAAGATGAAACACAGCGAAATGCAGCCGCACAGGATATTTTTGGAAAGAGCGCAGCCGAGCTTTTACCGTTGCTTAATTCTGGCGCAGACGGAATTAAGCAGCTTATGGACGAAACAGAAGAATACGGCATGATAATGTCAGACGAGGCAGTAGCAGCAAGCGCAGCGTTTGAGGACAGTTTAAGCCGCCTGCAATGGACATTTAGCGGCGTAAAGAACAGTATCACTGGCGAAATGCTGCCGTCTATCACAATGATTATGGACGGGCTAAGCGACCTTATGGCGGGGCAGGACGACGCAGGCGAGAAGATAAAGCAGGGCGTTACTGGAATAATCAGCAATATTTCACAAATGATACCGCAGATATTGGAAGTGATAACGAATATAGCAGGGGCAGTGCTGGAAAGCGCACCCTCTATTATGCAGGCATTGGCGCAGGGAATTATAACGGCGCTGCCTACGTTATTGCCGACCATAACAAACGTAGTAACCAGCATTGCAACTATGCTGATACAGTTACTGCCGCAGATTTTAGAGGCGGGTATGCAGATACTCATAAGCCTTGCGCAAGGTATCGCACAGGCGCTGCCTACATTGCTGCCGACAATCGTAACGGTGGTTACGAACATTGTAACCATGCTGATAGAAAATATACCGCTGCTGATTACAGCAGCCTTACAGCTTATTACAGGGCTGGCGCAGGGACTGGTAGCAGCGTTGCCCGTACTGATTGAGGCGCTGCCGGAAATCATAACGGCTATCATAAATGCGTTGATTGAGGGTATACCGCTTATTATCGAAAGTGCGGGCGATATTATAGTTGCGCTGATTGACGGCATCATAGATGCAATACCGCTTTTAATCGCAGCTATGCCGCAGATTGTTGCAGCCATTGTAACAGGACTGATTACGGGGCTGCCTAAGATTTTGACGGCAGCAGGCAAGCTGGTAACAACAATCATAAACAAGATAAAAGAGCTGCCTACTCTGATACCGCAGGCAATCGCTGCGGGCGTTGAGAAAATAGCAGAGTGGGGCGCAAATATGCAGGAAAAAGGCGACACGGTTATAACAGATTTTGTAACGAAAGTTATAGATATTGTTAAGGAGCTGCCGCAGAAAATCTGGAACAGTATAGTAAGCGCAGTTAACAGAGTGGCTACATGGGGCGCAAATATGCAGACCAAAGCCAAAGAAGTAATGAACACAATGCTTACGAACATTGTAACGATTGTGAAAGAAACGCCTGCTAAAATCTGGAACAGCATAGTAGGAGCAGTTACCAGAGTGGCTACATGGGGCGCAAATATGCTTACGAAAGCCAAAGAGGTAATGAACACAATGGTAACAGGCATTGTTACTATCGTGAAAGAAGTACCGCAGAAAATCTGGA